GGGGACCAATGCCGCTATTGCCCTGGGGGAAGCGACTGCAAGGGCCGTCCAGCGCATCCCTGACGCCCACTGCAACGGGGATATGCACGACGCCCTGGACTACGCCGCCGGCATCAAACACAAGCAAAAGGACTTCCTCACCCGGCAAGGCGTTTCCTCCCTGATGGACTGAGGGGGACGCTATGGCTGGTAAGTATGAGGGGAAACGCGCCAAGACGCGCCGCCCGTGGGAGTTCAAAAAGAAGCTCGCTGCGTGGGCCGTCCTTATTGCCACGGCCACCGCCGTAGCTTCCTACGTCCTCGCCTACCTGGACAAGCAGACCGCGAGCGATGTTACCACCACCATCTTTACCGCCTGCATCGGCTATCTGGTGAGCTATGCGGCGGCATCCACCACCGAAAAAGTCAGCCGAAACCGCCACGGGCTGGACGCTGACGGAAACCCATTCCAGACTAACAACACGGAGGGCGGGTCCGACACCAGCGGACCCACCCTCGGATAAAAATAAGGAGGATTTACCATGTACGACATCACCCCTATCATCGAAGCTGTGGCCGCCCTGATCGGCGTCATCGTTACCTGTGTGCTCATCCCGTTCATCAAGTCCAAGACCACGGCATCCCAGCAGGCGGAAATCAACGCCTGGGTCAAAATCGCCGTCTCCGCTGCTGAGCAGATTTTCAAGGGCAGCGGGCGCGGAGAAGAGAAGAAGCAGTACGTTATTGCCTGGCTGAAAGAGCGCGGTGTCACTGTGAATGAGAATGAGCTTGACGCGCTCATCGAGGCCGCCGTCTATGAGCTGACCCAGGGCATCATCCCCCTGGAGGGCATCGCCATTGAGACCACTACCGAAGTCACGGAGGACAAGGAGGAAACCGACCATGAGTAACAGCTCCCTTGTAACCTATACGAAAATCAGCCCCAACCGGACAAGCCCCCGCAATCATAAAATCGACACCATCAGCATCCATTGTTTCGTCGGCCAAGTGACGGCGAAGAGCGGTTGCAACGCCGGAACCTTTACCAAGTACGACCCGAACAACGGAGCTTCCTGCAACTACGTCGTGGGGCATGACGGCTCCATCGGACTGTGCGTGGAGGAAAAGGACCGGAGCTGGTGTACCTCCAGCGTGGCCAACGACCACCGCGCCGTCACCATTGAGACGGCCAGCGAGACCAAGGACCCCTACAAGGTCACGTCGGCGGCCTATGCCGCTCTGCTGGACCTGGTGACGGACATTTGCCGCCGGAACGGGGCCAAGAAGCTGCTCTGGTTCGGGGACAAGGCGAAGACCCTTGCCTATACCCCCAAGGCCGGGGAAATGGTGATGACGGTTCATCGCTGGTTTGCGAACAAGGCTTGCCCTGGCGATTACCTCTACAACCTGCATGGCGAGATTGCCGCCGAGGTCACTAAGCGGCTGAGCGGCGGCTCCGGCTCCACCGCCCCGGCCCCCGGCGCTTCTGGCGGCGCCCAGACCGCCGTAAACTACACGGTGAAAGTGACAGCGACGGACCTCAATATCCGTTCCGGCCCCGGCACCAACTACGGCAGCAAGGGCGCTATCAAGCCCGGCATCTACACCATCGTTGCGGAGGCCGGCGGCACCGGCGCTTCCAAGTGGGGCAAGCTCAAGAGCGGAGCCGGGTGGATTTCTCTGGACTACGCCACCAAGACCGGCACCAGCAGCTCTACGGCGTCCAAAGCCGTGACGGTGGGCAGCACCGTCACCATCCAGGCTGGAGCCGTCTACGGCGGCCTCGCCACCTCCAGAGGGGCCAAGGTCCCGGACTACGTGAGCGGCAAGAACCGCCGGTACACCGTGAAGCAGATCGCCACCCACAAGGGCGTCCAGGAGGCGCTTCTCAAGGAAATCACGTCCTGGGTTGCGCTGTCCTACCTGACCGTGGTATAA